TTTACCACCTAATACTTTAACTCCTTCGTATAAAACTTCTAAAGATCTTGACATTCTATCTAAACCTCTTTGCTCTAAAAGTTCAGCAGGAGGATTAAATTGATCATCTTTAATAATAATCTTTGAAGCACCTGTTGCCGTTTCTTTAACTTTATAAACTTCGTTTGCATAAGTTTTATAATTAAAGTAAAGTATTTGAACAGTATTAGAGTCGTCTTCGTCGTAATTTGTTAGAGTTCTATCGTAAAATCCGTTATTAGAGTATGACTGCTGAGATATTTCTTTCAAATCATCCTCTGTAAGCATTGGAAATTGCTTTTTAAGCTCGTTTAAATGAACTCTTTTTATTTCGCCTACATAATATATATCTTCAAAATACGGAGACTCCGTATACGACCATACTAAATTAGCAGGATCCACATAATCTATTACAACTCCTTCTGATTTTGAAAACGTATTTTTAACAGCCGCAATACCTATAGTTGTTAAATCATAGGTACATCTTTTACGGGTTAAATTATATCTATTACCCTCTAGTAATACATTTAAAGCTTGTTCTTCTGCTAATTCAACTTGCTGCTTATAACTAAGTTGCATATGCAGCTCTAGCTCTTCTTTGTTTTTAGGTAATGTTTCCGGATCGTTTTCAAATAAGTTAACCCCAAATTCTTTTTGAGCAAACTCATTTAAGTCTTTGGTTTGCATATCTCGTATAATAGACTCCATATACTTTGTACGTTTTTCAACGCCGTATGGGTCTTGAGAATAAACTTTTATATCAAAAAGTCTTTCAGATATACCGTTAACAACAATATCTACAAACTTTGGTATAATAGGTACAGGTTTCCAGTCTAAGTTCAAATAAGATAAATCTCCATTAATAGATAATTCATCTTTATATTTTTGTATTCCTTGTTCACCCCTTGCGTATAAACGCAAATTGTGAAAGGTATTTTGATTACTTTTAAATCTGTTTAATCCTGTATCAGTTTTAAACCATTCGTTTTCTATAGCTCTACCTATGGTGGTCCCGTATTCTAAACTAGCTTTTTCTATATCGCTAGCTATCTGACTTGGAAAATAACTTGTTACAACTGACTCAGCCATATTTTATTTTTCTATTAATTTTGACAGCGATCCACTATTTTTGTATTTCGCAATTTTTAAATTTAGTTTTTGTTTTTGCACCATTGGCACTGGCTTATATAAATTTTTATTACAAGCCATTATAGCAAGGCCACTACTTATAGCGGCATCAAATTTTGTTCTTTTATTTATATCAAACTTTGCCCAATCATTTAACGTTGTATTAAAATACATGTTACCATATTGTCCGTCATCTTTTAATCCTACATATTTATCTATGTAAGATTCAATAGCGGCGGCGTGAGCTTGTTTAATATCTTCACTTGAGTTGGGTATTCCACCTATTTCTTTTTCTGCGTTTGATAACTTGTTCCAAAGTTTATCCGGTCTATTCATAGAGTAGCCTCTATAGCCTCTTCTTTTAAAATAATATAACAATCTAGGTTTATTGTTTTCAGCTAATATAGGCATCCCGTAAAATACGCAAGCCATTAATACATCTTCAAAAAACATTTCTGCTGTTTGTGGTCTAGCTAAATATTCTAGAAAAAAAGCATTTGGCGGATGATCCTCCATGCTAAACTTTGTTAGCCCGTGTAATGCACCCTTGGAACCTCTTCCGTCTGTTGTTCCTGATATATCATAACTATCACAACCAAAAGCCCCTATATGTTCATTACCTGGATATTTAAATCCATTTTTAGTATATTGAGCATTCTGCAAATTAAGACTTGGTACCCAAGATATTTTAAATCTACCATTAGGATTTGGAGTAAACCTTACTCTTGTGTCTTTTATTCCGTTTTCCCAACTAAAACTACCAGTTGTTACTACACCTGTTCTATATAAGTCTTCGTTGTAATCTATTTGCTCGTATATCTTAACTAAGTTAAATATACTATTTTTTGTTTCATCTCTAAACGCGTGCTCTTCTGTGCGTGGAAACTGTCTATAAAATTCATTTAAAGCGTCTTGGTCTCCCTTTAATCCTTCTACCTCGTTATCCCAGTGCTCAATGACGCCTGTGTCGATAATGTCGCCGTGAGGTCCAACACAATCTTCTGGTGGCGTGTTGAATACAGGCATTCCATAAGAGTCAATGAATCCTTCGTAATTCCATTCCATAGGTATGAACAAAGAATATAATCCTGACTTAGTTTGCCCATTTCTATTTCTTTTTGTAACGTCGGAATCATTATATAGTTTTTTAAAATTTTCACCACCCTTATCTAAAGCATTTGATGTTGATCCCATCATACACTTCCCAATAACTCTACTACCTAGCCTTAATGTTGTTTTTGTTACTCGCCAGTTATTTAATATATTATCTGGCTTTTCCCATTTACCACTTTCATCGTGCACCAGCAACCTAAGCTTTTCACCGTCATAGCTATTATCACCGGTATTTTTCCAGTCAATAGTAGTGTCTAATCCTTCTAGCGTTTCTTGGTCTTGTTTGTTTTGTATAGACTTTCTTGTAAGTCTTGACGCTGGTATTCTATATGCAAGTTCGGTTTTTGGCCGGTCCATACCGTCTTGTATTGGCTTAAAGAAGAACGGGTAGTTGACCGATATGGGTACAACCTTGTCCGTGAACATTTTTTTAGCATCAGCTCCAGACTTTGACAATATTCCAAAACGTGCATCGCTTGATATTGTTGCCATATTAACGGTTTCAGCTGAGGACATAAATGAGAATCCTGAACGGCGGTTTTTAAGATAACACATTCCGTAGCAGCGTGAGTCGGCTTTACAAGCTTCCCAGAATATAAAAAATAATCTGTTTGCTTCTCTAAAGTCTGGCTTCCCAACGTCAATCTTGCTCCACTGCAAGTACATAAAGTGAGTGCCAGTAATGTAAGTAGCCACACCTCTATTATAGAACCAATGGCCTTCTTCTCTCTTTTTAAATTGCTCATCTATATAAGGTTCCCATTTTTCTTTAAACTCATCCGGGTAATCTCGCCAATCAAATACACTTTGAATTCTATTTAATTCTTTAGGGTACACGTGCGGCTCCCATCTGTTGTTTAACTTTTCAATTTTAACAGGCTGTTTTGGTAAAGCTATTTTTAAATTTTGTATATTATATATTTCACCAATTTGTCCTGTTTTGCTTATAACAACAATGTCATGCTCTTTATTATAGCCGTATTGCCATTTCTTAGACTTGTTTAATCTAGATATTGTATTTTGCTTTACAGGTGTTATAACCTGATATAAATTTTGCTCGTACATTATTTAGATCTTTTTTCCGCAAAGCCTTTAAAAGCTTGAGGCTTTTTATCTTCTTTAGGTTTATTCTCTAACAAGTTTTCTTCTTCTTGTATTCTATTAAGGATTTCAAAAGCATCAAATATAGCTAGCTTTTTAGTAGCCGCTGCATTTTTTAATCTATCTGCTGATATATCGTCATCTGAATCAACAATAGGCTCTTTGGCTACTTTGATTAATTCATCAACTGCCCGATGCCCAGCTTGGATTATATTCTTCTTCGTTTCCTTGATATTCATATTTAATTGTAATTGAATTGGTCGGCACTCTATAAAATCTATCGTTGCCTAATATAAACTCGTATTCTGAATTAGGCTTAAATCCTATTAAATCACCTTTTGAAAACTCTTTAGCTTTTTTATCTACAGCGTGTAATATGCCTACTAATGGTTTTTCAAAATTTATAGAAAACATTTTAGTTTCCTTAATAGGTTTAGCTAAATTAAAACCATCTAAAGCTTTCCAGTCATCGCTCATATTACTTTTATAAGCGTACAATTGATCTGGTCTAACAAAATAAAGATTATCTTGGAAATAGCTTCTGCTGTTTTTTTCTACACCTCTTATGTCTCTATATCTTCTAAAAACATTATGGTGCACAACAATAAAATCGCCAACTTTAATATTAAACTTTTTTTCAGTATAATAAGGTAATTTAACAACCTTACCTATTCTATTAGTGTATTGATGATTTTGTAATTCAGTATTAAGTATTAAATTTTTATCACCAACCTTTTTTTCATTATTGTATCTGCCATTAAAAGGCTCAACAAGAAAATCTAAATAGCTAGTCATTAATATTCTAAATCATATTCTACTGCAATTGCCATGTTTTTATTAAAGTCTTTCCATGGCAAAATTTCATTATTCTTTTTAATATAAATAGAATACTTAGTTTCTTCTTCTATTATATTTTCTATAATATGACCGCCATACACTTCCTGTCCAACAGAATAATGCATAGCGTCATTTTTATAGTCTCGCCCAATACTAATCTTCCTTACTAGGCTCATTTTCTTTAATTTCTCCGGTTGCTATATCAACGCTAACAGAACCATATTTTTCTTCAAGTTCATTTTGCACTTTTTGCAGTTCTTGTGTTGCATTTGTTATTGCATGTAGTAAGTCGTGCTTTTGTGCCTCAAGGCCGCCTATTTGTATTTGAATGTTGTTAACTTTGTTAATTGCGTCCTGTAAAGTTTTTAACTCTTGTTCTTCTAATTTATTCATTTTATTTAATTTAATTGTTATATTTATATAATT